ATCAAGAAAATTCTTAACCACAGCGAGAGAGAAGAAAGTCTTTCCAGTAGAAGACTCTCCAGCAATAGCAGTAATCTTATTCCCAGATACACCACCAAATATACTACCTGAAACCAGTGCATTAAAAATGTACGAACCTGTGTCAACATAAGTTTCAGTTTCATCAATATCAGATGCAAGTTTGGTGTAATCATCACCAATCTCTTTTACAATTTCTTTCAAAAAGTCCATCAAGCAACCATCCCGTATTTTTCACGAAGAATTTTTTTATAAGGTCCGCCAGGATTTTCCTCACGGATTTCTTTCACAATTTTTAGTTTTTGGTAAAGGGAAGTATCCCCACCAAGGCGAAGAGCACTCACAATAGTAGCGAGTTCTTTATCATTAATAGGCAGATCCATTAAAAGAAAAACGATTCTAGGTTTACAGTTTTTTCTACATTCCAACCAATAGCATCCAAGATTGATTTGAGTGGTTCGACAAAACTCTTCTCAAATTGTAGGTCATAGTCGATATACTTGTCAAGACCAAGTTCGTGAGGAAAATCTTGAATGAATGAGATGACATTCTCACGAATGATATTTGGTTTCTTCAAATAGAGGAATTTAATCTTTTCCCCATTATTGATAAGTGAATATTTATTTGTTAGTTTTGCTTCTTTCACATAGTGATTGAAGAGCAGGGCACCACGACAATGAATCGGAGTTCCCTTAATGTAAATATCAGATGATGATTGATATTTGCGAATATCAGATGCTGTTCTTGGAAAAGCAATCTGATCGGGTGGAAGTTTCTTAAACTCTGTACGACATTTATCGATGAATTCGATCACTTCATCTTCTGTCCCACTCATCATCAATTTAAGACCTGCTTTAATCATCTGACGACAAGGTGCAGGAGTAGAAGATTTAACTGCCTCAATGCCCATCATTTTCAGTTTGGGTTCATCGTATCGAACACCCTCACTATCCCATACGTTGAGAATATAACGCTTCTTCGCAGTCCAGATACCACGTTCGGCAATATTCTCACGCTTCATAAACATCTTCTGATCATAAGCGTTCACATACGTCGCCAGTTCTTGGTAGCAACGGTCAATATACTTTTCAAGTTCCATTTCACAGATCTTGTTAAGGAACGAAACAACGCCTTCAGTAGTTTTCTCTCTTCCTTTGTATACACTTTCAACCAGAGGACCCATATTAAGATAAATGGAATCAGTATCAGAAGCAATAACATAATCTTCTCCTTCAGTTTTCAGTACCTTATTCAGGTATTTGTTCATTCGGTTTTCAATCCAGCGGATGGAGACTTGTCCAGATAGTGTGATGGCTTCTGCATTGGCAAGCTTATAATAGCGAAAATACTGGTTGCCAATAGCACCATAAGCAGAGTTGAGTTGAATTTTCCGTGCCATTTGAATGTTGTTACATCTGGCAATTTCTTTTTCAAGTGCTTTGGTAGGAGTTTTTTCATAATCTTGTTTTGCTTGAAGCATCTTCTTTTTATAGATGGTGCGATCTTTGTAGATCTTATCCATCAACTCTGGAAGGAATCCACGAACATCCTTCCGATACATTGAACCGTTGGCACAGACAGCATAGTCCTTATACAGTTCAAAGTTTATTTCCTCATTAAGAATCTTATCAACGGTAGACGATGGGTGTCTCTCATCAAGTAGCGTCTCTGGTGAGATATTGTACTGCATAATAAGGTGAGGATAGAGACTGTTAAGGTCAAAAGACACAACCCAGTCATACTTTCCAGGAATCGGTTCCTTAACATACGCTCCCGCATACTTTGAATCCTTATCAGAACGGACAATGGGAGGAATCACAATGTTCCTCTTTTTGAGATAATTGTAGATAATCGTATCCCACATACGAACCTGTGAGAATACGTCAGCATAGTTCGCCTTAGCGTCATATGCCATAACGATTGCAAGTTCAATCAGTTTCATCTTGTCTTCCATACGGTCAACAAGTTCCACGTCAATGATGTTGTATTCTACAAACTTCTGCCATCCGTTGGTGTAGAAGTCTTTGAATGTGTCGAACTCGGAGTGGTCAAGTTTTTTCTGCCCAAGTTCAACGCTTGCAATATAGTCAAGTCGGTAAGATTCTTGCGCTTTATAAGTAAACTTCTTATAAAGGTTAAGATAATCAAGTTGAGTAATACCACCAACATCGTAGGAAATGTGCTTACGTCCAGCAATGAATGTTTCCTTTTCCGTAACCAATCCCCAAGGTGAAAGACGTTTCATCAACTTCTCACCAAGGATTCTATCGATACGCCTTACAAGATAAGGTATATCGTATAGTTCACTGTTCCAACCAGTTACAACTTCGGGTGTGTTCTCTTCAATCATCCACCAGTTGATGAAATCACTCAGAAGTTCATACTCAGTTCTGAACCCTTTATAGATGACATTCTGTTGTTTGTTATTGAAGGGTCCTTGACCCCAGGTACGAATCTGTTTGGTAGTATAGTCCTGAACTGTAATAAGTAGAACTTCTTCTGCTGCTGATTCAACATCAGGGAATCCATTTTCAGATTTAACCTCAATATCAATCGTAGAGATCTTAATTTGATTCGTATCAAACTTGATTTCTTCCTCAGGATATTTCTCAGAAATATACTGATATATGTATCTATCATTTCCATAGATTTTGAAGTTTTCTACACCATCATATCGCTTGATAAACTCACGACATTCACGAACAGTTCCAGGTTCAACAGATTCTACATATTCCCCTTCAAGAGTTTTGTATTTGGTTTTCTTGTTTGAGGCAACAAAAAGAGTCGGGTAAAACTTCTCTCGGGTTGCGAAATGTTTTCCATTTTCGTAACCACGGACCAAGAAGTGATCCCCGACCATTTGGACGTTCGTATAAAATCTCATTCTGTAAGTTTTAGATACTTTTCAACGATTTCTGGGGTTGGATCTGCGATAGTCAGAATATCACTAGATCTTATCATAAATTCAGTTTGATTGGAAGCCTTAACCCAAGGTTCCATTTTACCATCCTGATAAAATCGATATGGTTTAATCAGTTTACAATCTGGATTACCAATCTCTGATGGAACTTCTTCAACTTCACTAATCAATACATTATCAATATCAACTAGTAGACACTTTACATTCTCAGCCATTTACAACCTCCGTAGGAGAAAGAGGCGTATCTTCCTCTTCATTTACTTCCATAGTTCCACCAATCTTATTTAAGTACATTTCTTTAACAGAAATAATTGGTTCACATACAGTGGCAACATAATCGGATGAAACAATAAACTCATCATCCTTGGAAAGAATCAACCAAGGTTTGAGTGAGATATCAATTTCATAGTTTGAATTTCCACTATCACTCTCTGTAAGAACTGTTTTTTCCAGAGTATTGATAGTATGTGGTTTTGATAGAAGAATTCCCCTGACCGTACCCTCAGACACAACTTCTTTTGCGTCGGCAATAAGAATTTCTTCCGATTTCAAAATTACTAACTTAACAGACATCTTTAAAGAAATTTTCCTCCAACTATTATAGCAATAAAAAAGAGGGGCGTCAACTGGGTTTTGCCAGTTGCCCCTCGGCGTAGCGACGACGATATTCAATTTTATTTATTCAATTTTCAGGATGTATTATGATATGGCAGGCGACAGGATCGCCCAACTAAAAAGAGAAGATGCAGTTCCTAGTACAAGAGTGGCGGTGGTAAAGTTCATAATCCGTCCTCCAAGTTACGTAATTATATAGCAATTATGTATCATAGTGATACAAAAGTCTGTCACAACCGCTACTGATTTCTGCTCAATTGTATTGGTTTAAAGATAATCCTTACGTTTATGGTGCTCTGGGACGATTCTACCGAGGGTTATTGATAGTAACCCATCCTCAAAAGCAACTGATCTAACTTCCGTCTCATCGCTGAGTGTCCATGCTCTCGTGAAACTTCGTTGAGCCATTCCTCTATGCAAGTAAGTTTTCCCAGACTCCCCATCTTCCCGTTGTCCATCGACGAAGAGTTTTCCGTCTTGTGTGTAGACATTGATTTGTTCCTTTTTAAATCCTGCTAGTGCTAATTCAAGTTTTGATTCGGTACTACTGACCTGAATTAGGTTGTATGGTGGGTAATTAGTTTGAGTCTCGTGCAGCGTCGCGAGACGGTCAAAGTAATCATCCATACCAATACTATACTTATTTATTCTTTCCATAAGTGCAGGCAGGTCGGCACTATGGAACTTCATTAAGTTCGTCATTATTGTAGCTCCTTTAAAAGCGAGTTTGTGTTGTGTGATCCCCGAAGGCAATCACACATATTTATAGCACGCTTTTAAAAATTAGGAGTTCGGTTTACCGATGTTTTTGAATTCTATCCCAAGTTGATTCATTAACTTTTTTCTTTTTTCTTCTTAATTGATGTGCTGGATGATTAGCAGGAACTCTACTCCAAGGTATCGTATATTGTACT